ATTTTTAATCACTCCCATTTTTACACCTCTACTCGCTATCTTTTATTAACTGAGTAATTACACTCCAATTACCTATTTTTTTCTTATAAGGTAGCCATGCATACTGACATCCTTGTATGTTGTGATCATTGCCATCTTCTAATTTTCCATCTTCAGTAAATGAATATGTATCACATTCAGTTCTATATTCTGTACATGTATCTACAATTAAAAAATCTCCTGTACTTAGCCAGGACTGTTCTAATTGAACTCTAGTTAAGTTTGGAGTTTTCTTCCATGCACCTACAAAGTTGTATATACAACCTGTTTTCCTTTTATATTTTTGTGCTTCTGCTATTGTTCCAGCATCTGCACTATCTATAAATATATTTAAAGCAAATCCCCACTTAATTTTGCATTTTTCAGCAAATGCTACCAATTTAGGTATTACATCACTTGGAGCAAATGGGATTTCTCTATCTTTATTATTAAATGATTCTTCTTCTAGGAGAATACATTTATTATCACTTGTTATTCCTATGAATTCAAAAGTAAGTTTATCATGTGATCTTCTTGAATAAGATGTATCACATCCTATTGAAAATACCTGGTACTTTCTTTTCTTCTTAGGTTCTTTTTCTTGCCAATCTTCAAACATGGCTTGTTTTTCTGAGATTATAACTTTATCTGTTATATTGAATACTAAACCTGTAGCTTTTCCTCTTAACCCTTGTATTTTATTCTTAAACAACTTTGTTCCTCTTGGAACACTGTTTATTATTTGTTGTTTCTTTTCAGCTGTTAAACTTAGATTATGTTCAAATGTGAAATACCACCATGTCCAATCTTCTATCTGATCTAGATTCAACATTTTTAATAATTCTACAGGACCATCATTTTTATATTTATCTATAGGTCTAGCATGATTAACATACTGTGTATAACACTCTTTATTTGGATCATCAGGATTCAATGTACATAGTCTATAATCAGCTCTCATGAATGCTTCACGTACGAATTCCATATCAGCTATATTAAATTCATCTATGAATAATCCATAACATTGACCACCTAATGCTTTTTTCCATCTTGCTTTATTATCATATCCTAATACATAGATAACTTTTATTCCATTATCAGAATGATATAGAATATGTGGCAATCTTATTTTGCCTGCTCCGTTAGGATTATATTCAATTAATCCACCTTCATCATAATCTCCAAATGCATCAATTAAACCATTTTCTGCATTGATAATATTCTTTTCTATTGTTCCTAAATCTAATCCAGCAATAATACTTGGTTTTTTACTATTATCAGATGCTATTCTAAACATGAATTTAGGAATAGCTACTGTAGTCTTCCCAGCAAATGTAGTTCCTTCTAGAAACTCCGCACTACATTCATGACTTAAGAAGTCCAAATACTTATCACTTAATGGAAATGCTTCATTCATAATTACTTCCTATTTTTTAATTGTGAATTAATTGATGATAATATTTTTGTTGCTTCAGGATTATTTATTTCTACTGTTTCTTTAAACATACCTAAATATTTTCCTAACAACTCTAGAGCTTTTACTTTATCGTAAGTTTCAACAGCAAATCCTGATTGTGTTTTCTTATATCCAGCTATTACTTTTTTAGTTCTTTCACTTAAGTCTTTTGTATCAGTAAATATTACATTATTTTCTTTGTAGACTTTTGTTTGTCCATCCTCGTCTTGTTCTAAAATAGTATTGCTAAAGTTTTGAGCTATTTCAGTTCTATCTACAAATGCTATTGCGGATAATTCGTTTACGATATCTTCTATCTTCACAACTGCCTTTTGCTCTACTTTATTTTGTAGTGTAGCAATATAGTCTTGAACGTTATCTTTTGCTAGCAATCTACTAGCATTAGCTCTAGCTGTATCTTCTTTCTTACAACTAGGATAAACCTTCATGTATGCCTGAGTACCATTCATACCTAATTTAATGTATTCTTGGCAGAATCTCATTTGATTATTAGTAAGAGCCATACTGCACTTCCTTTCATAATAAAAGAGCCTTATAGGCTCTATTCTTTTCTATCTCAAAAGACAAATTAGGAGATGAGAAAGAATTAAAAAATGGAAAACTGATTTTGTCTAGTCTTCCACACTATCATTCTATCATATTAGAATAGGGACAAACAGAGACAATTAATTTTTTTTGCTATCTTTGTATCTATCCCACTTTTTCTTGGATGTTCCTTCTGCATAACATAAGAACTTATCTATCTCATTCCATGTTAAACTGGATTCGTATTTTAAGAACTCTATAAGAGGTACTTCATCATACTTTTTCATTCTTTCTATTTCTTTTACAAATAATGTCTGATATTGTAATAATTCTTTTTGTAATGGAATAATCTTATCATCATATCTATTATTTTTTATAACATACTTTATAAATAGATCATAACTTACATGAGATACATCAACTTTTAATTTATCGAATATTACCGCTTTAGGTTGTGTTTTTTCAAATTCTATTTTTTTTAATTCACAGTAGTTCTCTATGTTGTTAGTTAATTGTGTTATTCTGTTTCTAATTTCTCTTAATGATAATATATTTCCTTCCATATATCCTCCATTACTTTTTATTTCTTGTTAGTATGTTTATTATATTAGCTAATTTTGTAGAAATATCGTGTAAATAAAGCAATATAAAGAAACATATTAATCCTATCCAAAACATGATATCACTCCTTATTATTTTCTATTCTTTTAATTTGTCTGTCTACTTTGTATTCCATTATATTTTTTATTTCTGATGTAGGAATATCATAATATAATCTTATTTGTTCTAGCATAACCATTACATCAGCTATTTCTCCAGCTATATTTTTTGTATATGTGTTCATCTTTCCGCTTAATCTTGAAGATGCCATTGAAATAAATGATAACGGATTAGATCTTTGTCTTATTACAGCCTCATTCAATTCAAACACTTCACTTTGAAGATATTTTAATTGCACATCTATTCCATAATGATCTACTATTCTTTTTATTTTTTCTTTCATTATTTATTCTCCTTTAATTCTTGTAATTCTTTTAAATACTTTCTATCTATTGTTAATTGAATTTCCATAACATTTGTTAATTCATAACCTTTTCCTAATGCTTGTCTATCTTCGTATGCTTTAATTCTGTTTTTTAATCTATTTTCAAACTGATTTATTATATTATTTAATCTATCAACTTCTCTTTTTTGATTATTACATAAATTATCAATTTGTTTGTCCATATCGTTTATAATATTATTTAATCTTTCTATTTCTTTACGATATTCTATTTTCTTTTTTACTGCTTTTGAATATAATTCTGCTACTTCATTATATTTCTTTTCTAATTCAGTTTCTTCTTCATTATCAGGAAATAAAGCATTATATAATTCAGGATTACTTTCTACTGTTACTATTCCCATTATCTTTTTTCAACTCCTCTTTGCTTGTTAAATATCTACCACAGAATGGGCAATAATTTATATCTATATATCTTACTCCATCTAATGTTGCTATCATTAATCCTGCTTTTTTGTCAGCTATTCCTTTTAAAATGAACAACTGTAAATAATCACTTAGGAGTATTTCTCTGTTTTTATAACCAACAGTCAATTTTAAATCCTTAGTTTTTATTATCTTTCCGTGTATTTGAACTTTGTTTTTAGGATATGCTTTACAATATTCACAATCTTTTATCTTTAACATAATTATTCTACTCTCTACTCTTCAGGCATTTTATATGTTGCTGTATTACTGGTTGAATTTATACTCCACCACTCATTATCATCAAATTTTACTCTAAGATGTTTTACCATATCATCAGTAAGTTCACCAGTTTGTTCAATTAAATATTGTATATGATCTATAATTTCTAATGCTCTTTCTTTTGTTTTGTATTGTCCTAATATAATACCTTTGTAAAAAACACTTTCTTGAAAAACACTTATTGTGTCATTTATAGGTATTAAACAATTTTTATCTTGACTTCTAATCCATAATTCCATATGACACCTCCTAAAGTCTATCAAATTTTAGTTTTACAATTTGTTCAGGTTGTTTATTTACTACATCTTTTATATATTGCTTAAAACACTTATATAATTCTTCAGCTATTTTATATGTATCTTCCATAAGTACTACATCTATAATACATACATCTTGTCCCATATATTCAGCTTCATAAATGTCATAATCCATGTGTAAAAAGTAATGTTCTAAATGTTCTTGTACAGATTTTTTCTGTTTATATAAGATATCAAAACTTTCTTTTGGTAGTTTTAATCTTGCTTTTATTCCTTTTTTCATACTATTTAACATCTTCTTTCATATCTTTTTCATTATAATACTCTCGTATTCCATTTATATTTTTATACTTTCTAACATATGGATTTTTTTGAGTAATAGTTATGTTATATGTATATCTCGCTTTTTCAATGCCTTCTCCTGACAAATTTTCAAAGCAATCTATAGAAGGATCGGCTTCAAAGTGAACTATATAATCTTTATCCTCAAGTTCTTGTAGTTTTCTTATTATATCTTTTATGCCTAACATTTTTACTCACCTACCTTGTACTCCATACTTTCAAATTGTTCTTTTGTTACTATTGATTTAATATCTTTATCTGTTAACATATCCCCTGTATAACAATATCCTGCTTGTTTATTCCATTTAAACAATGGTAAAGATGATACATAATGACCATTAACATAATCTCCAACTTCTATTAAATCTATTATGTTTGGACTTGATTTGATTATATTCTTTGCCGATACATACGGAACATTGTTCGCTTCTTTATCAACTTTGCAACCGTACCAATGTGCTTTATAACCATCTATAACTTTTCTTATATAAGTGTTTCCTCGTTTATCTTTAAATCTTACATAATCTCCTACGTTCATATCTCCTCCTAAATGCCTTCTCTTTGATACACTCTTACTTCTGATAAATGTAATTTTGTTACTTCATCACTTAGAGGTATCTCCCTTCCATCTTTTTTTATATAATTTATTGTTTTAATTTTTTTACCCTCTTTAATTCTTTTGTAATAGACAATATATTCGTTATCATCTTTTAATCGGATCGTAAAATATAATGTTTCTAAATCTATATTTGTTAAAACATAGTCATCTAAAGTTACTTCTATCATTTCTATTTTGTAACACCTTTATTACATATATAGATTAATTCTTTTTGTTTGTTATATTTATCAAGTATCATTTCTAATGCAGCCACATCTTCTTTAAATACTTTGCTTGTTTCCTCATCATCAGTTATAAAGCTCTTACGATCTTCTATTAAATCTTTTATTTGTGATATCATTTTTTCTTCTGACATATTATTCTCCTATTTTATCGTTAATTTGTTTTAATATATCTTCAATACTATCAGTTAATGATATTGTTATTGATTCTTTTATGTTGTTGTTTTCAAAATAAATTGTTGTTGTTTTATCATTGCCTGATAATCCTAAAAACTTTTCTTTGTATTTATCATGTAAAGTTTCAGTTAATGTTTTAATATTTATCATATCTATTTATCATTCCTTTCTAAATTACTTGGTAATTTGTTAAAAAATAATCCTATCCCAAATAATAACATTTTTTCACAATCGTATTCATCAGGACAATTTTTTATCTTTTTCATATCATTTGCACTAATTCTAAATATTTTTTCATCGTTTCCATTAACTTCAAATCCATAGATATCGTGTGTGTCTCCATATTTATCTTCTTCGAAATCATATTCATATCCGTAATAAAAACCATAGTTAGTCGTTGTTAATACCGCATAATCATCACTTATTGTTATTTCTATCATAAACAATTCTTCTCCTTTTTTTTAATAGTTGGGTAAGCGTCATTTATTCTTTTGATATTGTCAATAAATTGTTCTCCACTAATTATTATAGGATCTATTTTAATTGTATCTGTTAACCATCCTAATTCTTCTACTTGTTTATTTATGGCTTGTAATTCTTTATTTGTAAATACAAAACATCCGTTTGTACTTTTTTTAGGTATATAATTTAGACATAAAGCATCTTTGTTATAATCATATATAGCCATTTCTTTTTCAAGTTTATTAAAACTGATTTTTGTAAATTTCACATAAATAGTATTAATTCTATCTGGAATTGGTTCACCCTTTACATATTCAATAAAACCTTCATAATAACTATATTCATACCCCAATTTTTCAAACATCTCTTTTGCAGTCATTACTTATTCACTTCCTAATCTTCATCTTTTATATTCCAGTCTTCTTCTTTATATTCATTATCATATCTTTCACATAATTTTCTTGCTTTTTTGTGCAACATTTCAGCAGTTGCATTACCTTTTCTATATATTTTATGTTCTCTTAAATTACCTAAAATATCTTCTCTTGCACATTCTAAAAAATATAAAACCTTATCTGCTTTGTCCATATTTTCTCTTGATTTATAATCGTGGTTAGTTTCTCCATACCAACTTATATCTCCTATATATTTTTCAAAATAATCACTTAAATTAATTATCATTACTACCATCTCCTCGTATCATATTCAAATATCAAACAATCCACATAATTAGAAATATATCTATCAAATTCTAATGGTTTCTTACATCCTTTTTCATTAAACCAATTAAGTTGATGTTTCTTTACTTTTGGAAATAAATAAGTCATTCTTTTTACTCTATCTTCGTGAAAAAATAAATATATTTTATCCTTCAATGTAAGATTATAAGTTTTCACTAAGATCACCTCTTATCTAATACCATAACTATATTTGTCTTGATTAACCACTTGTGTTTTTAACACTGAATTTTCTTGTTCTAATTTTGCAATTTTATTATTTAAATCTTTTAATTCTTTTTTAGCTACTTCTATCATAAGTTTTAAATCAGCCATATAGAATTTATCTAGATCTAGATTTTCTCTATCTAACATTGCTTTTGCCGACCACTCATTTAATATTATTTTTGCTCGTTCTCCCACAATGATCACCTCATTTTAGTTCTTCTAATTTATCTTTTACATATCTAAAAGCATTAAATAAACCTTTGTTGTATTCATCATTTGCTCTTGTTTTATATAATTCCAAATCAATATCTTTTTCTAATTCATTTATGATATTATTTAGTCTTTCTATTTCTTCATCTTTTCTTTTTATTGTCTTTCTTTGTTCATATATTTTTTGTGCTTCTGCTCTATTACCTAACATTTGACTAAAATTACTCACTCTTTATCTTCTCCCTTTAGTTCTTTAATTCTATTTTGTAATTTAATTGCTATGCAATCTTTTTCGTTATAATCATAGCCTTGATCTATAATTTCTTCTAAACCATTATATAATTCATTAATGGTATTATTTAGTCTTTCTATTTCTTTATCTTTTTCTTCTAGTTCTTTTAGTTTCTTTGCCGTTTCTATTGATAAAAATTCACCATCCATAGAATCCACCACTTTTCTATTTTTCTTTCCAATACTTCTCACAAATCGTTTTATTATAATTGTCATTAGGTTCTAGTTGATAGCAATTATGATCTATTTTCATTTCTACAATATTTATTGTGATTCCTATTAAAATCATTGAAAATCCAACTATTGTAAATAAAGAAAGTAATTTTATATCATCACTCAACTTTCATACACTTCCTTCACCAACTTCACTAATTTTATACAAAATCTATATAAATCAACCTTTTTGATATGTATTACCTTTTCTTCTTTTTTCATATGTTCTTCTATCATTTGTTTAGTAAGTATTTCGATTGTGTCTTCTAGCATTTTTACACCTCTTATCGGTAGTTTTATATATATTTATTTCTTTTATTATTTCTTTTCTTAAATTCAACTTTTTCAAATCATGACTATTGACTAATTCTAAATCAGATTCTAATTCTTCTATACGTTTCTTTAATTGCTTTATTTCATGTAGAGCATCATAATATAATTGTTCATAATCTTTCATTTTTTATCTTAAATGATTTATCAATTACCTTAGCAATCAATACTCCTGTCTTAGTTATTTCTTTATCATCAGCTAATAACTTTCTTCTATTTAGAATTAGCTCTTCAGAATTTGAAACTAATATTAAATTATCAATATCAAAATTTTCTCTATTACCATCAGCAAATATTACCTTATGTCCTTTTGGTATTGGTCCATGTTCTTTTTCATAAATTAATCTATGTTTTGGTACCCAATTCTTCGGACCTTTTCCATCACATACTTTTACACACCAATATCCTATTTCATCACCTTTTGAATATTTGATTTTTTCAGTTCCTATATCTACAGCATTAGCTGATCTATGACCTTTTTTAAAAGATGTTCTATTTCCACCTACATTAAACATTCCTTTAGTTCCTTTATTGATTGGAACGTTTCCTTTTTTATAACATCCTCTATTAATACCCGTTCTAAGATTAATTCCATATCTTCTGATAAGGTTGGCTTTCAACATACAAACTTTATCTCCATTTGTATCTATATTGAACTTTTCATTTAATAAATTTGCTAATTCAATATTGTCTTTTCCTTGATAATTTTCAATCATAAAATCTATTACTTCTTTTGTATATTTTGTTTTCCAATCTACAGTAGATTTTATATGGTATTTTCTTTTTTGAGAATTAATAGCAGACTTTGTATATGTAGTTCCAAATTTCTTATTTATTAAATCTGCTATTTCTTGATCATATTTTCCATAAGATATTTTTTTTAAATATTCAACTTGTGCTTTAGTCCACTTTCTCATTTTTTATCCTCTAGCATGAACACTTGTTTTGTATCTTCTATTCCTAACTCATTAGCAAATTTTCTTGCTTCTAATACAACTTTTGCATTATTTACAATAGAAGTACTAATACCTGCTATAGCTTTAGCTCTTTTTAATTCTTTATTCAAATTATCATCTTGATCTAATGTCTCATCATCATTTAATCTTTCTAATTCTTCAAATAAATAATTATTAAGAGAATTTAGATCATTATTCATCTAAATTCCTCCCTCTTGATATTTTGTAGGCTATATCTACATTATCAACAGGCATAAAGAATTCATCATTAGGATCACCTTTTTTTTCTTTGATGTATTCTTCTAATAATCTAGCTATTTCAGCTAATCTATTTTTGTATATTTCTAAATCCTTTTTAAGATATTTATTTTCATCAACTAACTTCACATTAGCATCATATAAATTTTTATCCATGTTCATATTCCTCCATCATTTTTTCAAATTCTATATCTGTTAATGTCTTTATTCCTACTTCTTGACATTCTTTTTCCAAACCTTGTATTAATTGACAAAACTCTTGTGTATTTAACTCTGATGTTCTTTTATAAAACATATAACAATCGTATCCATCTTCCTCTTTATATTTTTTAGCATATGGATAAAATTCTGACATATCTGTACCTTTTGGAACTTTAGCTCCTTGTACTCGACCATCTTCAAATCTAGCTAACGTACCATATTGTAAATTAATATCTATTTTCATTTGATCATCACTTATAGCAAATCCATTACCTCTGTTATATCTTGCTAATTCATTAATTAATAAATGAAAATATTTATTTGCTTGTAATCCTCTAATTTCTTTATATTCTGTTAATTGGTACTTTTTATCTTTATCTAAATTAAATAGTGCTTGTGCCAATTCGTTTGGATAACCAACAACTTTCATTAGAAACATTTAAGTATTAAATTAGCTATTAATACTCCTGCTCCAATTCCCCATATTGCCATTGCTATGCCAAATGTGATTCTATTGTTTTTTATTTTAATTCCTATAAGTGATATTATTACTGAGATTATATTGCATAACATCGTAATAATATTAAATAACATGTTTATTTTCATAAGTCCTCCTAAAATGGTAATTCTTCATCACTGATTTCAATTTGTTCTCCAAAATCAGATTCAGTTTCTATACTATTTCCAAATTCTTCATATGGATTTGTTTCTTCAACAGGTGCTGTTGTTTTTTCTGTTGATGTTGCAGATTCTTTTTTTGTTTCTAAAAATTCAATACTTTCAGCAACAACTTCTGTAATGTATTTTTTATTTCCATCTTGATCATCATAATTTCTTGTTTGAATTCTTCCTTCTACTCCTGCTCTATCTCCTTTTCTTAGATAGTTTTTAACATTCTCAGCTTGTTTTCTCCAAACAACTATATTGATAAAATCTGCTTCTCTTTCTCCTTCTTGATTTGTATAGTTTCTATTAACAGCTAACGAAAACGTTGCTACTGGAATATTACTTTCTGTATATCTTAATTCAGGATCTCTTGTTAATCTTCCTATTAATACTACTTTGTTGATAAGTCATCACTCCTCATTAATCTGTTCTCAATTTGTTTTACAAAATCTTCAAATGCTTTATAGTCTTCTTCTTTCACATCATCTATGTCTTTAGCATTTTTGTTCTTTTCTACAAAATCTATCAAGTAAACAAGTTCTTCTCTTGTGAAAATTTTTGTTAATTTTTCTATAAGAGCCATAAAACTTAAACTTGTTTCAAATATTCCACCAACAATACTTACTTCAGCATCACTATTTGAAAAGATAAAATCTCTAGAACTTTTTAAACTTTTAATTGTTTTATCTTTTACTTTTTGTGGATCATTTGAATTTCCTACAACCCTTTCTTTTTCTTTATCTATTTTCAGTTTCATTTTCGTATACCTCCCAAAACTCTTTTAATTTTTGTAAGAGTTCTTTTTTTGTCTTTCTTTTAATTTCTTTAAGCACACCTAATTCTTTTTTTGGTAGCCATATTACATATAATTTTTTAAATTTTTTCCCTATTGCTAATTCGTAATATGATAATTGCCAACTTAAATATTCTTCATCTAATTCAGCAGTTGTTTTAATATCACATAAACTTAATTCTCCATTTATGTTAGCTATCATATCGAATCTACCAGCATATTTTCTTTCATATTGAATCATTAGTTCTTGTTCTAATACTTCTATATTATTTTCTAGTTTTAGTTTTAAATACTGTCTTAAACTAGCTTCCTGAATGTAGTTTAAATTCTCATCACAAACTGTGGTTTTAAATGCATCATCAGGGTTTGTTTCTTTTAACCACATTTCATATGTTTCTATAGATTGATGTATTGTAGTTCCATATTCAGCTTTACGATTTAATATTGCTTTATCTACACCTTTGTACTTGTCAGGAAATATAAAATGTAATATTTCACTGACACTAGGTGTAATAATTCCATCAACCAAATAGATATGTGGTTTTTCTATAAAATCTATCATTATTCAACTTCTAAAGTTATTGAACTATAAACTGCAGACTCTTTTA